GGTTGATTAGCCATCTCATATACTGACACTCCTACACCAGCCGCTGCTACTGTAGCTCCTACAATCGTGGCTATCGTTGCTGCCGATACTCCAGACATTATGCACCTGTAAATACTATGATGTCGTCATGCTGAGTTCGAGATAGTAAATTGTCTACCTCATCTGTAAACTGTGCTTCTGCATCTTCAACTGTTTCGGCATTGGACGTAAAGATCATCGTGATCTCAACAGCACTTCGAGCAATACAAATTTGCTTACGCCATGCATTTCCTGGTATTACATTGTAGCCCTCTAGCCTAACCCATTCATCACCAACCAATAAGTCACAGATTCCATTTATGATGAATATGGTTGGAATCTTCATAAGTGTTCCAACAGCTACCGTGTTTGGTACAAAGCGTATAGTACGTGCATACATCCCAGCATGAAAGACATGCTCAGTTCGTAGCTTGATTTGTTTATACTGGCGTATGAGTTCCTCAGCAATAACTATCTTCTCAATAGTTTCCTTAGTTGAGGCCGGGAGTATATTGCTAAGTATGGCTAATGAACTCATGCCAAGCTCCGTAGGTAAACATTGCTTGTGTTACGATAACGATCTACGTTCGTAGCTAATAGATGGTCAAACTGGCTACCTGCTGGAGCACTGTAAAGGAAGGCAATACACCCTTTACTCTTTGCATAGCTCTCTATGAACAGTAGAAGCCTTCCACCAATGTCACCATGTCTGTGATCTTTAGAGAGGAAGATGCTCTCTGTAGTAGCAACCCTCTTTCCATAGTGGGGAAGGGTGTAGATCAACACAACAGCAAAGCCAATTAGCAGCACACTATCATATACTCCAAACGCCTGTAACCCACCTGTGGCCTCCATTACGTCGTATGTTGAGCATTGTGGGTTAATTGACCCAAGCTCAGTGATAGAACATTCAGCAGCATACTCGTCCAATAGAACCTTTATGTTTGGCTCTTGGAACAGCACAGAGCATGTTGTTGGACGAATGATAGCCATTATCTCATCACCAGTCCATAAGTAAGCGGGTTGTAAGCCTCTACAGGAGGCATGTGCATTAGCACCTCGTCAAGCTCAGGTGATCGGTAAACTGGTTGCTCCATAGCTACATATCTTACTGTATCTGCAAAATCTTTGAAGTCCTGCTCGGGCTGATCACTACCCTCCTTCCATCTGTAGTTCCACATATCCTGGGTCGGCCCGCGCAGTCCCGAGCACCCATCACGAGCAAACATCATGCCTGGGAACTCTCGATTCTGTACAGTGCTGTAGTGGGGTTGAAGATATTGCTTCACTAGCTTATGGCCTAGAGCTATGTCACCTGGAGCTGAGTGGGAGAGTCTGATGTGCTTAATGCTAGCCTTATCAAGTTCCTCTTCCCATGAGGTTGTTTCGTAGGCTGTGTTGACTGTCTTAGTACCAAACTTAGCATCAAGGATAACCATTGCTGGTTCTTTGTAATCGTGTTTAGCACGCATCACACGCACAGAGCGTGCTATGGTATCTATGTTACCACTGGCTAGGAGATAGGTATAGAAGTAAATCCGGTTTGCAGGTCTACCATTGATGGTGATCTCTTCAGGCGACACTGCACCGAAAAGCCAGCGGGTTGGACGTGCATCGTGAGGATCGACACATTCGATACGCATCCAGCCACGTGGAATGGTAAAGTCAGCATAGAGATGGGCTTCACGATCCAACTCTTTGTAGACCATCCCGCTAAGGTGCTTCCACTTACCTTCTTCACGAGCTTCCCTTTCATCTTGGTCAGTGATGGTCTTGAGGTAGTTGTCTATGCCAGCCCTAGGCATGAAGCCCATAACCTTACCACAGTTAGGGCATTTACCTTTGGGTCGTACTTGTCCAGGCTCAAGGTTCTCTGGATGATTCTCTGGGATAGTTACGTTACAGTCACGGCACCAGTCTTGGCAGTTCTCCCATACACTGCATCTAAATATTGCTATCTCATCATCCTCTCCATTGTTGTTGAATGCATTGAGGGAGAGCATGTCATAGATGTATGGCTCCTTGAGGGGAGTCATGGTGAGCCATGAGGGAGCGTTAGCAGCCATCTTACCACGAGATGCAGCATTCCAGATTGGCTGTGGTGGAGGCTCATCCCAGTGTTGCCAGTCAGAGAGGACACCTTCAAAGGATTCAGCAGGCTGGACATACGATCTGAAGTGTGCTGTAGAGCCACACTTGTTGCCCAGGTAGTCATAGGTAAGTGTTACTGACTTGACTGAGCCATCACTATAGCGTGTCCACTCAGGCTCACAGTGAGAGGGTATGAACTCTCTGAACTGAGGTTCGATACGTTGGATAAGGTTCTGTCCAGCTACCTCACAACCTAGCAAGCCATTGTTAGGAACCTTTATCTTTATGCGGTAGTCAGGATCATCCTTCTTTAGCCAAGGACGGAAGCCCATCATGTGAGCGATGTCCTCAGCAATGCCTAGTGTGGTTTTGCCTGATTGGTTAGCACCTTCAAAGAGCCTAATGCGGGGCATACGACCATACTTGTTCTTGATGCGTATGAAGTCATCCTGGATTTGAGTGAGCTTGAGGAAGAAAAGTTTGTAATGCTCATGTGCTGCAACCTCAACATTAGCTAGGGTCTCAGGCTTCTTAGGATCAAAGCCAGAGAGGATTGAGGCTATAGCGGAGTCAGTAGGGGATGCAGATGGTGCAGCAGTGGTACTCGTAGGTGAGCGTCTACGCTTCATTATTTATCGTTAAGCCAGTCTAACAACTTCTGAATGAATGTCTTAGGGTCATCGGTGTGTGGTAGAAGTTCAGCTACATGCTCCGGCTCTGCTCGAATGTGTACTGAGATAACATCAGGTGCTGGTGAGTAGGCTTTCACTACTGGTGGCTTCCTCATTCGCATTCCACGTTTCTTACTAGCTTTCTTTACTTGTTTAGGTGGTAATGGCATCAGATGCCTCCTTGAGCTTCTCACCCTCGATATGAACCTTAGCTACACGAACTGCATCAGTGCCACTATGAGCAGGTAAGATAACTCCACATGTGCAACGTACCAATATAGGCACGTCCACATTTGACATTGGTGTGTATGTAATGTTATGCGCCATCATCTTCACACTCCACTTCTTCTGGTACACATAAGAGCTCTTGCCATTGGTAAGGAGACACTGTGATCTGCACTGTGCCATCCGCACGAACTAGGATTACCATGTCCATGCTTACTCAGTGTTTCAGCCACTGCATACACAGCATGAACACAAGTACAACAGAGAGCAGCCACCTTACGATGCTATAGCCCGATGGCTTCCAAGGATCAGGAACTCCAGGCCAAGGTACAGCCAGAGCAACAATCAACGAGATGATGATAATAGTTAGTTCAATGGGACTCATTGAGACTCCTTTTTGTTGGTAAACTTGAGTGCCTAGGTCGGTATTCACATGACTCCCACCCCACTCTAAGGGGGGCTCCGGTAGGCACTAAGTAATTCTTATTGGTCTGATTGCTCATAGTAGCCACTATTTAAGCAAACCCCCCCTCCCCCCACTACTGAAGGTGACCTATACTACACTCTACTACACACTCTACTATACTACTGGGCTACTTGCTTACTAGCTCTGTGCTTGCATCCTTTATATGTGTGCTCGTACATACTAGCTCCGGGCTACTACTCTTGCTCTCTTACTCTCAATGCCTCTAGTACATCTACTAAAGCATGTACATGTATGCTAGTAGGTTGTCCTCGCATTACTTGTATCTTGTCCTGCATTATAGCAAAGCCTGTTATGAGTGATACAGCAGGAGTTTTATCTAGCTTGTCTTGAGTAATAGATGCTAGTAGTCTATGCTGTATTACCTCACATATACTAGCCTTATCTCCACGAAACTCAGCTAACTCCTCAGTAGTTATGTCCTTAAGGTAATCCTTAAGAACTTGAGACACATTACTCTCAGTACACCCTACGCGTCGGGAGATAGCAGCCTGTGATAATTCAGGATATTTTTCATACAGATAGCGGATTTCAGCAGCCCGGTCGCCCTTAGCTGGGGCTGGCCCCAAGATCACGCCTGCCAGCATGCCAGGATCGGCTTGCACATCGGGCGATTGTGGGTTGGTGCTCACGGCTCGAGTAATTCACAGATCACCAGGATTGTCAAGCACAAACTGCAATATAGCATTGTTCCACGTGGAACATTACATAGGTAAGTGCTTTGTAATCAATAGTTTATATATGCTAGTAATAGCTTTACAAATCTTTACAATTCTATGCTTGACATGCTACTGTGTTAGTGCAACAGTGTGATTGCCACTATCCCAGACTTAATTGCTAGGGTGCAGATGGTGCAGTCGAGGATGGGCTAACAGTAGTGGTTAACGGTATCAGCTACAGAGCTGGGCAGGCATAAGGAGTAACAATGTCAAACAGTAACTATCGTAAGTGCACCCGATGTGGACATGAGTGGATTCGCAAAGGTGGTGGGATCAGCTATAGATTGCACCCACTTGAACCCAAGCAATGTCCCAAGTGCCGTAGCGAGAAGTGGCAGCAAGCACAAGCACCAAAGGAGGAGTTATGACAGAGGCAGCGCGTTATACAGTGTTCACCCGTACATGGTGGAGAAACAATCCAAGCTGGCCCCGTGGCTTGGAACCATGCGCCGGTCGCAGATACATCCATGAGCGCAATCTTACCTATGAACAGGCATTGCGCTATTGTGAGCAGTGGAACAGCACACACAAGCCAGGGAGACTTAGCCGCAAGGCAGAGTTTACACAGCAGTAAGTAACCGGCAGCGGAGATGCTGTAAACGTGACTCAGATCACGAAAGGGAGATGAAATGAGCAAGAAAGATTTTATCGCACTGGCAGACGCAATCGGGGAGCACAACAGGATTTACATTGGCTCAGAGTTTAGTGCAGGGCAGCTTTACACGTTAGCAGACTTCTGTCAATCGCAGAACAGCAACTTCAAACGTGACCGCTGGCTTGGATACATCGCCGGCGAGTGTGGCCCGAACGGTGGAGCAATCAAGAGCTAACTTTTGACGGTTCCGCTTCATACCATGAGCGGTTCCGTGAGCAGTTAGAATATTGAAGGGTATGATGCAAAAGACTACAGTAATATTTCTCACATTACTGGTAGGAGCATTGCTACTAGCGGGATGCTACTACCTAGCGGTGACATACGCAATGGCGGAGGTGCAGTGGTGAGCAACTATAACTTTGAAGAGTGGGGCGACGATCACGGATATGTACGTTATCGCTGTCCTGTGTGTCATAGGCAGTTCTACAGTGACAGCGGCCCTCGTGGGCAGTGCTGCCAGGAACCGGAAGAGGATAACGACCAGTCAAGCACAGCGGGCATTGACATGCTACCAGAGGAGGAGATGTGAGCAATAGCAACTTGCTTATGTTACCCTTTGCTTTAGTATGCATTATTGTGCTCACTTGTGTCTGGTATCTAGTGCGATCACTGCTTGTATGTCAGCACGATCATTTAGGCTGGCCGATTGGTAACACACAACGATGTTTACAATGTGGGGCTGTGAGACCTTATGTGATGGGCGAGCACCCCGGAAAGTGGGGGAGAGAGAAAGTTTTACAAGCGTCAAAATAATCCTTGACAAGTGGCAAAACACAGTTTAGTATCAATATCAGCCCAATCAGGGCACACAGAAAAGGAGAATTACATGTCAGATGAAAGTGCTGTAATGGAACCGGAAGCTAAGACCAAGGCGCGTAAAGCTTACGCACCCCTCACCAATGAGCAAAAGGAAGCGGCAACTCTTCGACGGGATGCGACGCTGCTTGCAAAATACGGTAATGCGACCAAGGCTGCGGAGCTTGTAGCCCAGGCGGACAAGATTGCCCCGGAGCGCAGCAATCAGGCAAAGCGGGTTGATCCTCTGATTGAACTGAATGCCCAGGAGCAAGGATTCCTGCGAACGTCCTACTTTGAGACCACCAAGAAAGGCTTTGCCCACATCTGTGCTCTGGTCAGCTATAAGAAGCTGGCAGAGATTGTGGAGAGTCACCCAAAGCAAGCTCTGGTCAGCTATAAGAAGCTGGCAGAGATTGTGGAAGGCGCACAGAAGTAACCTCCCTGTAACAAGCCTTCAGAGTCAACCAACTCTGAGGGCTTTGTTACTTCTGTAGTTCTTCTTAAGGGCATCGAGGTTTAGATAGCCGTGCTCTTTAAGAACAAATTTGATGTTCTCCTCCATGTCTGCTACAGCTAGGCGCTCTGTCCTTGTCAATTTCTCGTGTACTTTCTTCTTTCTTTTCATTGGGTTAGCTCTTTCATCTACCGAAAATTCCGTTAATCAGTGTTCTCAAAATATGCAAAATTCCGATAAGTCCTTTGTTTTCAGTTAGGCTTTTTATTGGCGGTAGATAGGGTAGATGACGGAGCCTTCCCCCCCTCTCTATCTATCTCTGTATTCTTTTCTATGTTGTTGATTCTATTACTATTAGTATTCGGGGGCAGGGGGGTGCTTAACTGCTCCAAGGTGTCGGGGTCAGAGTAACCTATTGATTCATAAGCACTAAGCAGTGACTTGCGGTTGAGCTCAACAACGGCCTGACCGTGGGACACCTTGACGGTGAACCCCATGAGTCGGAGCTGGCGACCAACCTTGCGGGCGGGATAAGAGTCTCTGCTTTCCTTGTAAATAGCGTCAACTAAAGCACTTAATCTGACGTTGCAATAACTGATGGTGTGCGTTGAATCATTTGGGTCTGTCATGCAGCTAACAAGGGCCGAATAGACTACATGGGTAAACTCAGTGCCCTGATCCATACACATGTTCTCAGTTTGGGTATGGAGGATGTCCAGAGAGCCTATGATAAATGCTTGGTCATCGAGGTATTGAGCCAACATTAGGCATGGACGGTAGGTATCCATTACACGACCGGCGACATTAGCAACAGATTCAAAATAGGGTAGCTGTAGCTTTTCTATCTGCCCTATAGCCTTGTTTGTTTCTATGATGAGTGGGTCAGTGGAGTTGTAAGGTTTGTAAGTCCGCGTATGTACTGCCTTGAATTTTACAATTATGGTACGACTTTCGAGGGCTGAATCATCAAACGGTTGTCTACGATGTAGGACTGTTGCACCAAAGTATTTAGATCGTTGCCGTTCCCAGTGTTTTCCAACCTGATGGTTGTGTTCCTCAATAGAAGCACTGCGATTGCCGCGATTGTTCAATAGGTTTTCAAAAGCCTTGTCATGTTCTGTTTTCCATGTGGTATCTGCTTCCTCGATTAATACGGTGCCCTCGTGTGCATTGATAAAGGCATCACGGACTGCTGGCAATGTAAAGCTATTGAGGGTGATCCTGATTGACTTGGCAGATAACAAGCTGATTACATTTAAGCACTCTGACTTGCCACAGCCAAATTGTCCTTGTAGGCTCAATATGGGAAAGGTTTCTAGGTTTGGTAAGGCATGAGTGGCAAGTGCCCAGTATGTGACCAGCTTGCGTTTGTAATCGTCCAGCCCAGTACAGTCGCTCAGAGTTTTGTCAGCAAGCGTAGCAGCCAGTTTAAGGGACGCAAGGTTACTCATGCCTCCTCACCCCTGCCGGAGTTTTCGGCGTTGATCCTAGGGCCGTTTCCGCTCACTGGTGATGCCTTTGTACGCACGGCCTGGACTGCGGTACTCGAACAGTAAACTTGTGTACCGTCAGACTCCATCCAAATTAATTCGTAATGACCTAGCGTGAACGATCCATCAGCAACCGTATGCCAGCCATCGGAAAGCAAAACGGCTACAACGTCATATAGCTCAATGTCAAGATTCATATTCTCCTCAGAAGTTTTGGGAGCCACGCTTCTGAGGTCGTGGCCCCCTGCGCAAGAGTACAACCTGGGGAGGG